GGCAGGAACTGCAAAGTGGCAAATGGGGTGAGATAGCCCCATTCACTGTGACACCAGAAATGCTGGAAGCGGCCAGAGAGGCCAGACGTCAGGAAATTGAAGCATGGCGCACAGAACAGGAGGCGAAGCCGTTCACGTTTGAATGGAACGGTCGTATCTGGAATGCTGGTCCCGACTCACTGGGCCGCCTGTCCCCGGTAGTCATGCTGGCAAAATCTGTCACAGCACAAACACATATGGCGTGGAGCGATGCCGATAATCAGCAGGTGAAACTGTCGATGCCGGAACTGGAAGAACTGGCGGCAGCAATGGTGCAGGCGCAGGTCGATCGCAACGATGAGATTTATCGCCGTCAGCGGGAGCTGAAGGAAGAGCTGAATAGTCTGAAGGATTTGAATTCGGTTAGGAATTTTATCGTGGAATAACAGAAGCTGCGGCACGTCGTATGCAGGAACGTGCCGCGGTTGGCTGGTAAACTTTCGATAGTGCGAGTATTGAATGATTTCTAGGCGTTATCGATTTTACGTATTTTTTGCATGATAGAATTCGTACCTCCTCCCAACGACCTTCCATGGCTTTCCGGACTTCTGTAGGCTGGCGGACGATGCTGTCCTCGGATGTTGTGCTAATTGGGTGATAACAGATCCTGTGTATGGGCGTTTCCCTTTGTGCGTGCGTTGATGCTGGTAACGGTAAACGTCATGATGAACACGACCGCGAATAAGACGACAATCGTCGGAGCTGGTGCGCTGTCGATAAAAAAGGACAGCCAGACACCAGTCATTGACACTATTACCGATATGCCAGTCGCCAGTAGGAGCGCAATATGAAAGCGTTGTGTCAGGAGTACTGCAATGGCGCCAGGCGCAATGAGCAGAGAAATAGAGAGAATGATACCTACTGCTTTCAGCGTCGCCACAATGGTCAGGGAAACCATGCACAGCAGCCCATAATGCAGCCATCTCGTATGCAAACCGCTTACCTGCGCCTGTTGATAATCAAAGCTGAACAGCAAAAAATCCCGCCATTTTACGCTAATAACAAGTGTAACCAGCCCGGCAATAATCACCGTCTGGATTATGTCGCCGATGGTTATCCCGAGCATGTCGCCGAAAAGAATATGGTCAAGATGTACGTCTGGTTTAATTGCAATATACAAGATCAGACCTGCGGCAAACATGCCAGAAAAAACAATCCCCATAACTGTATCTTGCTTGATTCGGCTGTTGTCTTTCAGGTATCCCGTCGCCACCGCGCAGAATACTCCGGCGACGAATGCCCCTGTAGCCAGAGGTAACCCCAGAATCCAGGTAAGCACGATGCCAGGAAAAACCGCATGACTCATCGCGTCACCCATCAGTGCCCAACCTTTCAGGACCAGAAAGACCGACAGCAGCGCACAGGGTATGGAAACTACCAGTGAAATCAGCAGTGCGTGACTCATAAAGGTGAACTGCAGTGGCTCCAGTAATAATGCCATCATGAGCGATCCTCCAGCGCTTTATGCGCACGCCGACGATTTGCCAAAAGTCCATGGGTGGGCGCAAATACAAATGCTAAAAGAAACAGCAGTGTCTGCGCCACCACGATGATTCCACCTGTCGCGCCGTCCAGAAAGTAACTGACCCACGCGCCGAGGAAACTGGTTACACTGCCAATAGTTACAGCAATTATGAGCAGGCGGGGAAAACGATCGGTTAACAACCATGCTGTTGCACCGGGAGTCACCACCAGACAGATCACCAGAAAGGCACCAACCGTTTGCAGCGCCGCAACGGTCGAAACCGACAGCAGGGTGAAGAAGAGGATTTTTAATCTGCCCGGATGTAATCCAATAGCACGGGCGTGATTCTCGTCGAAAAAGGTCACCATAAGATCTTTCCATTTGAAAAAAAGCACGATGATCGAGAGAATGCCAATGATAGTGAGTTGCAGGATATCCGCCGGATCGATTGCCAGAATATTGCCCAGGACGATGGTCTGAATGTTCACGGATGTCGGGTTCAATGACACCATAAACAGCCCCAGGCCAAAAAAGGACGAGAAGATCAGGCCGATGATGGCATCTTCTTTTAAGCGGGTGCGTTGGTTAAGAAACAGCATGCTGCCCGCTGCCAGTCCGCCGGAAAAGAAGGCTCCCAGAGAAAACGGAAGCCCCAGCATATATGCCCCCGCAACACCCGGGACAATAGAGTGCGACAGCGCATCGCCAATCAGCGACCAGCCTTTTAGCATCAGATAGCATGACAGGAAAGCGCAGAGACCGCCGACCATTGCCGAGACCCACATCGCATTGAGCATATATTCATAGCTGAAGGGTTCCAGTAGCACGTTCATCTTGCTTCCCTCTGCACCGCTGACGGTCGATGTGCCACAAAAGGGCGTTCATCGTCAGTAATAATGCTTTCTTCCGAGCCGTTAAGTGTGACATGGCGCAGTACGCCGCTAAAAGCCAGCTCCAGGTTCTCGGCTGTAAAAGTGGTGTCTGTCGGCCCGCTTGCCAGGACGGTGCCTTTGACCATGACCGTATAATCGCAAAATGTCGTGACTGAGCCGAGATTGTGCGTTGAGACAAGCATCGTTTTGCCTTCCGCGCGTAACTCCCTCAACAGGCTGATGATTTTCGCTTCGGTTTTCACATCAACGCCGGTAAAAGGTTCATCCAGCAGGATCACATCACCCTGCTGTGCAATTGCTCTCGCTAGAAAGACGCGTTTCTTTTGTCCACCGGAAAGCTCGCCGATTTGACGATGGCGAAAATCCACCATATCGACACGTTCCAGCGCATCGGTGACAATCTGACGATCCCTCTTTTTGGCTATACGCAACATACCCATATGCCCATAGCGGCCCATCATCACCACATCTTCCACCAGTACAGGAAATGACCAGTCAACCTCTTCTGACTGAGGGACGTAGGCAACCAGGTTTTTCTGTAGCGCCTGTCGCGTGGGAATACCCAGAACAGATATCTTTCCGCTGGTCAGACGCACAAATCCCATAATCGCTTTAAACAACGTCGATTTTCCGGAACCGTTTACCCCAACCAGAGCGGCAATAGATCCACTTGGTACTGTGAAGGATGCATCGCGCAGTGCTGTGTGCCCGTTACGCCAGGTGACAGTAACATCATTAACGACAATGCCTGCAGATTGCATCATTATTTCTCCCTTTTCCCGGCTTTAATTCCCTGTACCAGCGTACTGGTAGTAACCTTAAGAAGGTCGATATACGTAGGTACCGGGCCGTTTTCTGTGCTCAGGGAATCGACATAGAGCACACCGCCGTAGTGTGCGCCGGTTTCACGCGCAACCTGACGCGCTGGTTTATCGGAAATCGTACTCTCGCTAAAGACTGCCGGGATATGATTTTTCTTAACTATATCAACAACCTTACGTACCTGCTGCGGTGTTCCTTGTTGATCGGCATTAATCGGCCACAGATAAAGCTCTTTTAGCCCCAAATCGCGTGCGAGATAAGAAAAAGCCCCTTCACTGGTGACCATCCATCGCTGATTCTCAGGGAGTTCCGTAATCTGCTTACGCAGGGGGGCAAGGGTTTGGGTAATCTTGGCTTTATAAGTATCGGCATTACGTTGGTAGGTTTGTGCATTTGCCGGATCGTATTTTATCAACGCATCACGAATATTATCGACGTAAATCAGAGCATTATCTGGCGACATCCATGCATGGGGATTAGGTTTGCCCTCATAGGGTCCTTCGGTGATCCCTACTGGCGTCACACCCGAAGAGACAATTACTTCTGGAACCCCATTGAGATGCTGGTAAAAGCGTTGGAACCACAATTCCAGATTCATACCATTGGCGAGAATCAGTTGTGCCCCCTGCGCACGTTTAATATCGCCAGGGGTAGGCTGATACTCATGAATTTCTGCACCAGGCTTGGTTATGGATGAGACTTCTGCAGCATCTCCAGCCACGTTTTTGGCCATATCCGCGATGATGGTAAATGTTGTAATGACCTTGAATTTTTCAGTTGCACTTGCCTGAAATGCGATCGAGCAGGTGAGGGCGAGGCACCCCAAGAGCATGGTTACTTTTTTATTGAGTGCATAATTTAGTACCTATAGTGAGCAAAATTAGAACAAACATAGCAACGGCTATGTTTTATAGCATAACCTATACAAAATGGAAATAATTATCATTAACAGCTTTGAGGCCTAAAGCAGGGATTAGGTTGTTTCCTGCTGGCGACATGATATTGAGGAAAAAAGTAGAGCAGCTATTAGGCTTTGAAATGACTTTATGAGGAAAATTGTTGATGGCAAAAATGGGGCAAAAAAGAGTGGGTTATCGTAGCTTATTGTTGTCGCTGATAATGTTTAACATATTGAAAAATAAATAAAATACTTATGAGTCAGATAGTTGTGATTTTTGCCCTTACTTGTTCAGGTTGTATTGTTCTTTCTTTGTAATTTGTTGATTTTCTTGCATTATTTCAGTTCTCTGGTACTAAATGGGGCAAATTGGGGGCAAACTTTGCAACTACGATAACCGCGCATTCAACATGGCTATCTGTTCGTCGTTCATGTCATCAATCCACATACCGTAAATTTCATACACCATTTGCGCAGTTTCATGCCCCATCTGGCTGGCTATAAATGCCGGGTTCGCTCCTGCCGTCAACAGCCAGCAGGACAAAGTATGTCGCGTATGGTACGGATTACGGCGGCGAATACCAGCACGTTTTACTGCTGCATTCCATCTTGTACCCAAACTGCTTACCGAGTAATAAGGTTTCTGTTTTTCGTTACACACCCTGGGCATGAAAACAAAATGCAGTTTTTGTTTTTCAGTTCTGCCGTACTCCCGATGATAAAAAGTGATTTCGCTTTTGCGATGATGCCCGGTCAGTTTGTATTGCTCCTTCAGTGCTTCAAGAGCCGGCTGCAGTAATGCTACCGTCCGGATCCCCGGCATGTGTTTTTGGGGGACCGAACAGTATCAAGTATCGTCAGGTTTCTTCTGACATTCACAATTCCCTTCTCGAAATCCACATCCTCCCACGCCAGAGCTGCCAGTTCCCCGTGACGAAGCCCGGAGTAAACGGCAAATTTCCACAAGTTTTGGCTCTGTCCTTTTTCACTTTCCATTAATGCATTGAATTCTGTTTTAGATAACGGGTCAGGTAATGCTGCCAACTTACTGATTTAGTGTATGATGGTGATTTTAAGGTGCTTGCGTGGCTTCCATTTCCATCAGATGTCCTTCCTGCTCCGCTACTGAAGGCGTGGTGCGTAACGGCAAAAGCACTGCCGGACATCAGCGCTATCTCTGCTCTCATTGCCGTAAAACATGGCAACTACAGTTCACTTACACCGCCTCTCAGCCCGGTACGCACCAGAAAAATCATTGATATGGCCATGAATGGCGTCGGATGTCGCGCCAGTGCACGCATTATGGGCGTTGGCCTCAACACGGTTTTACGTCACTTAAAAAACTCAGGCCGCAGTCGGTAACCTCGCGCATACAACCGGGCAGTGATGTGATTGTCTGCGCTGAAATGGACGAACATTGGGGCTACGTCGGTGCTAAATCACGTCAGCGCTGGCTGTTTTACGCGTATGACAGGATACGGAGGACGGTTGTGGCGCACGTCTTCGGTGAACGCACTCTGGCCACACTGGAGCGTCTTCTGAGCCTGCTGTCGGCCTTTGAGGTCGTGGTATGGATGACGGATGGCTGGCCGCTGTATGAATCACGCCTGAAGGGAAAGCTGCACGTTATCAGCAAGCGTTACACTCAGCGCATTGAGCGACATAATCTGAATCTGAGACAACATCTGGCAAGGCTGGTACGGAAGTCACTGTCGTTCTCAAAATCGGTGGAGCTGCATGACAAGGTCATCGGGCATTATCTGAACATAAAACACTATCAGTAAGTTGGAGTCATTACCCACCGGAACTGATTTGATGAACTATCAACGCTCTTAAATTCCCGGCCTTTTTAATGTTACTGTTAGTAATCTCCCAGCCTTTCAATGTTTCCCGACATCGTTTTCCTCGAAACATGAACCAGATGCGAATGTATTTACCTCGAATCTCGACACCTGTTGGTAATTTAGACATATCATGAGTCTTTGATAAACTGATTTATCTTCGGATAGTTGTACCAGATAATCCCTCGCTTACTGTCTGGCTTCCCTAAAGGAGATACTCGTTTGAAGTGGAAGCCTTCCACCCAACAGTTCTGGCGGTATGCTTCAATTTGTCTGGCACCCAGACCAGTGCGAAGCATCAGGCTGAACCGCCCCGGGTTTCCTGGAGAGTGTTTTATCTGTGAACTCAGGCTGCCAGATCATCGTTTCCGATGGAAGCATAATAAGCTTTTTCTGCTTCTGCCGGAGGGATGTGGCCCAGCCTTTCCAGCAATCGTCGATTGTTATACCAGTCCACCCACGTTAGTGTGGCCAGTTCCACTTCTGCACGGTTTTTCCAGCTCTTACGGTGTATTACCTCCGCTTTGTAAAGACCATTGATGCTCTCCGCCATCGCGTTGTCATACGAGTCGCCTGTACTTCCTGTTGATGCCAGTAATCCGGCTTCCTTAAGCCGCTGTGTGTAGGCCAGCGATACATACTGAGAACCTTTATCACTGTGATGGACCGTGCCGGACGGTCGACGGGCCCATAACGCCTGCTCCAGTGCATCCAGCACGAATGTCGTTTCCATGGACGATGAGACCCGCCACCCCACGATGTATCCGGCAAACACATCAATGATGAACGCCACATAGACGAAGCCCCCGCCATGTGCTGACGTAAGTAAAATCAGCCACCCACAGCTGGTCAGGTCGTTCTGCCACGAACTGACGGTTTACGCGGTCGCCTGCGGCAACGGCTTTCCGGCTGATGGTCGTACGGACCTTTTTACCCCGGAGAACACCGGCAAGTCCCATAACCGCCATGAGACGTGCCACAGTGCATCTGGCCACTCTGATACCTTCCCGTAACAACTGACGCCAGACTTTACACCGTATACCTTGTGATTTTCATCGTATACGCGCTGTATCTCTTTCTTCAGCCAGTCATCGCGCTGCGCACGGGCACTGCGTTTATCCGGATGATGTCGCTGTTGCTGACAGTGGTAATACGTTGACGGGGCAATATGCAGTTCGCTGCATAGCGGTCCGACCCCGTACTGCTCACGCAGCTTATCCAGCAGTGGCATCATTTTTTCCAGAGGCGGTCGAACTCCGCCTTCGCAAAATAAGCGGAAGCCTGGCGAAGGATATCGTTACTGCGGCGCAGTTCACGATTTTCACGCTCCAGCTCTTTCAGACGCTGACGTTCAGCGGTGGTGAGCCCTCCATCATCGCCCCCGGTATCCCGCTCATGCTGGCGAACCCAGACACGCAGAGTCTCCGGCGTACAGCCAATCTTTGGGGCAATGGAACAAATTGTCGCCCATTGTGAGTCATATTCGCCCTGACTTTCCAGAACCATACGGACTGCCCGTTGACGGACTTCGGGGGAAAAACGAGTATTTTTAGTCATCCTGTTTACCTCTTTCTCAGGAAGTTTAGTCTCCAGGATTCCCGGGGCGGTTCATTCCCAAAATGCACTTGGTTTTACACCGGAATATTCTCATCGTATCCTGCTTGTTGCGTTTCGTTTTGTGTTTGTGGATCCGGGAATGCATATTCAACGCCTTCCAGTTCAATCCATAGTGCATTACGACCAGCTTTGATTGTCGGCCAGTCCATACCTTTGATTCTTTCCCATGAGCGGGAGGTGAATGTTTTTTCCAGCAAATCAGCTTTTGCGCGTTTGGCGTCGTTACTGGTGCCCCCATGGTGCTTGTTGAGCAACTCGATAATTTCATCAAGTGCGATTTCTTTTGCACGCTTTTCTTTTAGCCATGTCGGTGTACCGTCGTTGGCAAATAATTCACTGTTATCCCGTGAGGTATCGATGCCGGGGTGTTCACCTCCCAGGTTAAGAGACTCGATATGAGGAAGAAAGTTTTTAAATGTTGGGTTTGAAAATACCTGTCCATCAATACGGGTGGAGCGATCTTTTAGTATTCTGGCGGTGCGCCACACCTGACCGGTTTCTATGTTCATTTGCTTCTCCATCTGGATCCGGATGGAGGGTTCATAACCGGTTTCTGTTTCTGCTTTCATTTTTATACCGGTTTTTGCCAACTGGCGTTTGCCATCATCACCTTCGAAAAAGTCATACTCATATCCTGCACGCCCGCACATAATAATGTGCGCCTGACTGTTAACAAATCGATCGGTAAAGCGTCGCCACTCCTGTTTGAGCCACGCCCAGTCTGAAAATTCCAGTCCTCGTTTACGGTTTCGGCGTCTGGCATACTCGTCGCATAATCCGGTCCAGAAGTGACTGATGGAGTCGATGATCATTACGGAACCGCTGCTTTCCGCTTCATTAATGGCTTCAAGCAGATCAACAAACGAGCGGGTTTTTGCCGTAAATAATTCGATATTTTCCGCATCAAAGCGGGGTTTAACCCAGTCAGAGCCTGTTTCTGTGTCCAGAAACATTACCGGGCGGTTACCAGCTTCAATTCCCCGTTGCCGCATAAGCATTACCAGACCAATAGCCAGTTCGCTTGCTGTGTAGGTTTTGCCGTCGCCAGCAAACCCCATAATTCCTGCTTTTAGATAGGCCTGTGTGTTTATTGCTCGTTGAAAAAGCGCCATAGATTTTAGTCCTCCAAATCAATATCAACCTGGTGGTGGGCAATGGTTTCAGCCATGTACCGGATGTGTTCTGCCATGCGCTCCTGAAACTCAACATCATCATCAAATGCGTGGCTGATTGCCTGTTTATTGGCACCGTGGCGTTGCAAATGGTCGATGCAGAGCGATTCAAACAGGTGCTGAGGCAGACCTTTTTCCAGGTCGTCCGCCAGTTCCGTTTCTTTTTCTTCACGAACGATCTGCTGGTAGTGACGAGCCCATGCCATTTCTTCAATACGATCAAAAATCGGATAAGCGCTCTGAGGTAGCCTGAGTTTAACGGACACTCCTTCCTGAAATAGAATGGCATCAGAAGGAGCTAATAATGAGCAGAAAAACCCAACGTTACTCTAAATAGTTCAAAGCCGAAGCTGTCAGAACGGTTCTTGAAAATCAACTTTCGATCAGTGAAGGCGCTTCCCGATTATCTCTTCCTGAAGGCACTTTAGGACAATGGGTTACCGCCGCCAGAAAAGGGCTCGGTACTCCTGGTTCCCGCACGGTGGCTGAACTGGAATCTGAAATTCTGCAACTGCGTAAGGCGTTAAATGAAGCTCGCCTTGAGCGCGATATATTAAAAAAAGCAACAGCGTATTTTGCACAGGAGTCGCTGAAAAATACGCGTTAATCGAACAATGGCGACAACAATTTCCCATTGAAGCGATGTGTCAGGTATTTGGTGTATCCAGGAGCGGTTATTACAACTGGGTACAGCATGAACCCTCAGACAGAAAACAAAGTGATGAGCGGCTAAAACCGGAGATTAAGGTGGCACATATCCGCACTCGCGAAACATATGGAACCCGGCGGCTCCAGACGGAGCTGGCAGAGAATGGCATCATCGTTGGTCGTGACCGACTTGCACGTCTTCGTAAGGAGCTGAGGCTACGCTGTAAGCAGAAACGCAAGTTCAGAGCGACTACGAACCCGAACCACAATCTGCCAGTTGCGCCAAATCTGCTGAACCAGACGTTCGCTCCTACAGCACCAAATCAGGTCTGGGTGGCGGACCTGACGTATGTTGCCACACAGGAGGGATGGTTGTACCTCGCTGGCATCAAAGATGTTTATACGTGTGAAATTGTCGGCTACGCCATGGGAGAGCGCATGACAAAAGAGCTGACAGGTAAAGCCCTGTTTATGGCGCTCAGGAGCCAGCGCCCACCTGCCGGGCTAATCCACCACTCTGATCGAGGTTCACAGTACTGCGCATACGATTACCGGGTCATACAGGAGCAGTCTGGTCTGAAAACATCAATGTCGTGTAAAGGTAACTGTTACGACAACGCTCCGATGGAAAGCTTCTGGGGAACGCTGAAAAATGAGAGCCTGAGCCACTATCGTTTTAATAACCGGGATGAAGCCATCTCAGTAATACGGGAATACATTGAGATTTTCTACAATCGTCAGCGTCGTCACTCTCGTCTGGGGAATATCTCCCCGGCAGCCTTCAGGGAAAAATATCATCAGATGGCTGCTTAAAAAAAGAACAAATGGTAGTGTCCGCTATTGCCAGTACACCTCACAGGCTACCTCAAGGCAGCCAGTAATTTGTCTGCATCGACAGGATTTTTGGGCGGAATGTTTTTCCGGGCTTCATGGAGTTCTGCCCGTAGTTCCTGATATTTCTCATCAACAGAATTTACCTGTGACTGAGCATCCAGCGGCTGCGTGTTCTGATGATGTTCAGTTGCATCCGGTTCCATTGTTTCAGCCGTTGCCTGTTCATCTGCCATTGCGCCAGATGGCTGCGTTTTTTCTTCATCATCCTGTTTTCCTTCTTCTGTTACACGTTGCGGCATCGGGGCAGAGGAGCGACCGCAGGCAATATCCACGATTTCCGGATCAGGGTTGGCATGATCGGTTTCAGTCAGTACCTTGTTCAGATATTCAGTGACGTGAGCGGGGATGACCTCGATACCAATCGGTGCTTCTTTCACTGACGCAACCACGATGGCGCGGGAATAATCCATCCCGCCAGGCATGGTGATGAATTTGTCGCGGAAAACAGAAAAGGGCGGTTTATTTTCAGCGATAATTTCCTCGACACGTTTAGCGTGTGCCGGATGAAGGTTATAAATGTCCACGTCCATTGAACGAGCCAGTACGCCAGTGGCTACGTCGCGCGCCAGTGACGTCAGATCGTGAACGAAACCTTCGCCGCGATCGGTGAGGTTCCCGCCGCCAGCATTAGCGCCGGAAGCCGTGCGCGTGATGCGTGAAACACGATTTCCTTTCATCCACTCTTTTGTCAGCAGACCGCGATCGGTGTAGTCTGCGTCCATGTATGCTTCGAAAAAAGCAGTCATCAGCCCCAGGCTTGAATTGCCTGGATTAGGGAAAACTCTGTCAGTATCACGCACCAGTTTGTGGAGATCGCGAATTTCCAGCGGATCGAGCAGGCTGGTTTTGTGGGAAACAGCCAGGGCAGTAACAGCTGGTAGTTCTTCATCCCGAGCAATGTGTAATGCCTGGAGTTCGTCGCGTGAAACGTGCGTTACTGGTTTTTCGCTGCCGTGTTGCGCAAGCCAGCGAATGGGCAGTTCCTGACCGGAAACTGGCAGGAGCATGTTCTCCTCAATTTCTGTCATGTCTTCGCCGTTGACGTTGGTATTGTCAGTGCTGGCCGGTTTGTCCTGAACAGAGGGAGAAGATGCGATAAATACCATTGTGATGCCATCTTCCCCGCCTTTTTCGTAACGGTTGCAGAATTCCGTATCAAATACGCCTTCTGGCGGGAGGTCATCAACAACGGGCAAATTGACGCGAACAGGTTTTTTAAAGTCATCTTCATCGTAGCCTGCATCGTCAATCGCAACAGCACCACGGGAGATGGCAATGGATAATTTTTTCGCTTCAGCCCAGTAAAAACCGCCTTTAATACCGAGACGTTTTCTTACTTTGTCATTTTTTGCTTCGTAATACAGTGGGTAAACTTGTTTATCGGTGTTCATTGTTTTTTAACCTCAACTCAGATTAAAATTACTGCGAGTGATGAATAAATGTCCCAGGTTCTTCATTCAGGCCTGCACAGTGTGCAGGCTTTCTTTTTTTCAGATTTCACCTTTTAATTTCATTGCAATCAGAGTTGCCAGAAATTCGGCTTTTTTTTCTGCGGGCAGATTCTTTCCTATGTGCACCAGACACATTTTTTTTACACCATCGTTAAGTGTTTTAACGTTGCCTGATGGACCGTCGATATCAACCACAGTGAATGGGGTTTCTTTATTTTCTGTCTTAATCACGTAGCCAATACGCTTTCCTTCCAGATTAACCTCGTGAACAATGTCATCAGTAGTTACAACAGTGGCTTCATAACTGGTAATCATGTTTTTCTCCTTAATTAAGGTTGAGCGAATCCCTGCCATTGCTGGCATAAATTCAGTTTCGGATAGTCAGTTAATTAAAGTTCGTGTGCCATCTGGTCTTTTTCGGCACAGATTTCACTACAATATTTTTTCATTTCCGTCGTTGGTATAACTCCACGCATGAAATGAAGTGGTCTTGTAATGATTTTGCTTTCTTCAATTTCTTTATTGCAAAGGTGATAAGCACATTTTATTTTCTTAGTCATTACCATGACTCCGCCTTTACAGGTAAACCATCACGACCGAGGAAGACTTTAATCATGCAGTCAGAAATGCATGTTTTTGTAGTCAGGCTACGAATATAAAGTTTTCGCTTTTTAATATTGTTTGCCGAGGCGATATATGTCCGACCTTCATGAAGAATATAATCGCCAGGAGTCACACACTGACGTGGTATTTCATCAGTTCCGAAGTGATGAGCAATCATGGAAGCCTCCTTAATAAACAGTCTTACAAAGGAAATCTCAGGAAAGTTATTTAATACTTAGCAGCTGGATTTGCCCCTATATTTCCAGACATCTGTTATCACTTAACCCATTACAAGCCCGCTGCCGCAGATATTCCCGTGGCGAGCGATAACCCAGCGCACTATGCGGATGCCATTCGTTATAATGCTCGAACGCCTCTGCAAGGTTCTTTGCTGCCGTTAACCCGTCTGGTTTGGGCATGATACTGATGTAGTCACGCTTTATCGTTTTCACGAAGCTCTCTGCTATTCCGTTACTCTCCGGACTACGCACCGCCGTGTTCTTCGGTTCAAGTCCCAACATCCGGGCGAACTGGCGTGTTTCATTAGCCCGGTAGCATGAACCATTATCCGTCAGCCACTCCACTGGAGACGACGGAAGATCGTTGCCGAAGCGGCGTTCCACCGCTCCCAGCATGACGTCCTGTACTGTTTCACTGTTGAAGCCGCCGGTAGTCCCCGCCCAGTGCAGTGCCTCACGATCACAGCAGTCCAGCGCGAACGTGACACGCAGTCTCTCTCCGTTATCACAGCAGAACTCGAACCCGTCAGAGCACCATCGCTGATTGCTTTCTTTCACGGCCACTCTGCCTGTATGTGCCCGTTTCGATGGCGGTACAGCAGGTTTTCGCTCAAGCAACAGCGCATTCTGGCGCATGAGCCGGTAAACACGTTTGGCATTGATCGCAGGCATACCATCAAGTTCTGCCTGTCTGCGAAGCAGCGCCCATACCCGACGATAACCATACGTGGGCAGCTCTCCGATAACATGGTGTATACGGAGAAGCACATCCGTATAATCAGTGTGACGACTGCGGCGGCCATCCATCCAGTCATCGGTTCGTCTGAGAATGACGTGCAACTGCGCACGCGACACCCGGAGACAACGGCTGACTAAGCTTACTCCCCATCCCCGGGCAATAAGGGCGCGTGCGCTATCCACTTTTTTGCCCGTCCATATTCAACGGCTTCTTTGAGGAGTTCATTTTCCATCGTTTTCTTGCCGAGCAGGCGCTGGAGTTCTTTAATCTGCTTCATGGCGGCAGCAAGTTCAGAGGCAGGAACAACCTGTTCTCCGGCGGCCACAGCAGTAAGACTTCCTTCCTGGTATTGCTTACGCCAGAGAAATAACTGGCTGGCTGCTACACCATGTTGCCGGGCAACGAGGGAGACCGTCATCCCCGGTTCAAAGCTCTGCTGAACAATTGCGATCTTTTCCTGTGTGGTACGCCGTCTGCGTTTCTCCGGCCCTAAGACATCAATAATCTGTTCTCCAATGACAAGTCTAAAAACTGGTATTAAGACTATCACTTAAATAAGTGATACTGGTTGTCTGGAGATTCAGGGGGCCAGTCTAGCAGCTGCTCTACGGTCATATTTTTAATTGCGCTCCGGTTTACAAGAGCCCACCCCTGTTTTTCCAGATAAAACTGGAAAGTATCCAGGGTACAGACCAGTGCACCGTCAGGAACAGTTTCGGTGAATCTGATATTGCCGTGTTCGTCGAAGTGCACAACCAGAGTGCGACCGTTACCCGGAATCATCTTGTCAGCGGACGGGGTATTATTCTGGTGCAGTTCTGCCTCCATGCGGTCGAACATCAGCGATGTAGGCCTCTTTGAATGCAGCGGCTTTTTTCCCAGTGAAGCCCATCACCAGGAAAACGAAGCCGTTTTTGGTGATTTGGTACATTGGGCGTTTTTCGCCTTTGGTGTCGGTGTAGGTGACGTCCTCAAAATTGAGGGCGTTAAATTCAGGTGAGCATTCAGTATTTGCGATGGCACGTAACACATTGTCGTGTCGTTTGTGGAAGAACTCTGCAACCGCAACAGACGTAGTGACAGCGCGACCGTTTTCGATGGTTACGTCAGGGTGAGAAAGGGCAGGGATAGTAGCCATGATGGCATCCTCGAGTGATAAGTTAATTAACTCACCACCGAGGTTTTCCACGACCATAAGGGTGGTGAGACGTACAGGGGTGGAAATACCGGTCACTCGAGAACCCGGCCAGTCTTGCGACTGCCCTGCACATCCCACCATAATTTGAATGGAGCTGTGCATTACGCATAAAAAAACCGCTTCAGCGCGGCTATGCGCTCGAGTAACGTTCGGGTTTCCACGCCCGGCCCCCGTTTTATGAGGTGCAGATGCACTATAATTCCACCCGTTCTGGTTTTCAATAGCTACATTCAACATTTTCTCTTACCTTTCATCACCGAAGTGAACTTTGTTGATGCGGTGCCTGGTGCCTCCAGGTGACGTTAACCAGTTAACAATTAACGCCGGATACAGGGAAACCCATAACCACCCGATACGTGGGAACTAATCGCTTTTTAACTGTTCCGCGTGCGCTCAGCCGCATTCACCGCATCACAAAATTCACTTTAAAAAGGGCGGACATCAGCCAGCAATGAAACTGATGCCGCCAAAGGTACCAATCAACATGGAGTGTTGTGGCGTGGTTGTCACTTAAGCGTATGGTCAACCTGACAACCCGGTGTCCTCAACGGGGAAGGAATAACTCCGCCATACTTACCGCCGCGTCATTTCGCGTTGTGTGCCTGCTTTTAACTACGTCAGGCGAGGTGGTTCCTGTTATTCCCCAACAACAAGAAATTTGTATAATCTGAATACCCCAACAATAAGAAGAGTGAGCAAGTGATGTATTAGCGATGTCAGCTCTCAAAGAGACTGCATCAATGTTAAAATTATTCAATGAAGCAAAAACTCAGGCTGAGGTTGATCGCGCTGTGTCTGAAATAAACTCTAAGTTGTCAAGCATTCAGCTTGAATATTTGTCATCTCATTGATGAGCTGACAATCTCTAAAAGCAATGAGGCTGCGCTCAAAGCAAAACTCACGGAGATAGAAAAGTTTAAGTTCCAAAGTGAAGACTGCGAACCTCGCTAATTGATTACTGGAACGATTGTGTATGCCAGACAGTGCAATACTAGCTCTGGCAAGATTACCATGTATTTTTGTCCAGAATGTTTTGCGAAGAGAGCAATATCTATATTGCAACCTTTCCCTATCGAGGAAGGCGATAAATATACGAAAACTCAATGCCCCTCCTGTAAAAATGAGTATCTCATGGACTACAATTTCAATAATGATTTTTGAGTCACGGTATTCAGATTTTTAAAGAACATGCCGGATACTCACCCGTGTCCGGCGCACGCACTCCACCTCACCCGTGGAGAACTCCTTAATTACCAACCTTGGCTTCGTTGGTTAGCCATTAACGCTGGTATGTAATCATTCTGGCAATGCTTAATTTGAAGTGGCACACTGAATTTGGCCACCTGAACAGAGGTGATATGCTCACCTCAGAACAACAGTAAGCGCCCCATCAGCGACGTCTTGTGAAAATTGTCCTGTCTGGCAACAATCGCGCCCATCTATATTGATGGACACGAACGATGAATTCCCAGACAACAAAAGATATTCCCTGCTTCCGTTCTTATTTGCCTGATGCCCTGCGTTTAAGATTTGAAGATAAACTGACCATCCGGGCCATCGCTCAGCGTCTGGGTCTCAGTCATTCCACAATACATACGCTTTTTCAGCGATTTCTTGCATCCGGTATCGCATGGCCATTGCCCGATTCAGTTTCATTCGCTCAACTTGACGCCATCCTTTATGCCAACAGAAAGAAGGAATTAACAGAGCCTCAAATCAGAGAAGGCTCATGGCGAAAAGAACGGCGAACCAGCTATAGCCGTGAATTTAAGGTCCGTCTGGCTAAGCAGGCGTTACAGCCTGGGGCTGTTGTTGCCCGGATCGCCAGAGAACACGATATCAGGGATTTCAGTGCCCAGTACTCCCACCGGAACGTATATAGCATCCCCACAATTTTTCATTACGGGATGTTCAGAGCATTCATTACCGGGGTCATATTGCGCCCTGTCCGGGGTGCCGGATGCTCATGTCTCTGGCGCAATGCCCGGGCTTTTTATTCGCACATCGTGAGGAATGCACCGTGGAAATTAAAAAATCATTAATCCCCGTTATACCGAAAGTGGCGCAGTAGACTGTGACGTTTTTTTGACGACAGGGACCAGGCAGTCCCCTACACAGCCACCGCTGATGATGTCGCTCCGACGGGTCAGCAAATCTGGCAGGAACTGCAAAGCGGCAAATGGGGTGAGATAGCCCCATTCACTGTGACACCAGAAATGCTGGAAGCGGCCAGAGAGGCCAGACGTCAGGAAATTGAAGCATGGCGCGCAGAACAGGAGGCGAAACCGCTCACGTTTGAATGGAACGGTCGTATCTGGAATGCTGGTCCCGATTCACTGGGCCGCCTGTCCCCGGTAGTCATGCTGGCAAAATCTGTCACAGCACAAACACATATGGCGTGGAGCGATGCCGATAATCAGCAGGTGAAACTGTCGATGCCGGAACTGGAAGAACTGGCGGCAGCAATGGTGCAGGCGCAGGTCGATCGCAACGATGAGATTTATCGCCGTCAGCGTGAAATGAAAGAGGAGCTGAGCGGTCTGGATGATTTGGCTTCAATTCGGGCGTTTGACGTTGAGTAATGAATAAGCCGCAACTGGCGGAATCACAGAAGACCGCTTTGCTTACCGAAGCGGAGTCTGTCATCCGGCCGCCGGGGCGTGCTGTCAGGCTGAACAGGGAAACGGATGAATCCGGGGAGGCCCGGGGGCGGGCCTCTGTTTTTCCGGAGTCAGTCCGGTCTGTGGTTTATGCGATGTGATTATGAATGGTGCAGTTGTGAGCCGTTTTCAGACAATCGCAGGGCCAGTACCTCGTCAGTCAGCTGACGGTAAATCTGCTGTTCAGTCTCACGCATCACCTGTGCACCGGCTTCCCTCTCCGCATCCGCATCACCGCTCAGACCTGATGCTTTCAGCCGGTCAGCCACCCTCTGAGAGTACTCATTCTCCAGCATCTCATATTTCTGCTCTTCTGCCTGCGCCCAGCGGTCAGCTTCCGTACGCTTCAGTACAGCATGCCATGGTCCCCAGAGGGAGAACCAGTCCGTAAATTCATTCTCTTCACGGCTTCTGACCATGGCTTCGGCAGTGCGGAGGTCATTTGCTGTCACTCCCGACACGCCATAGAAACGCATTTCCTTCACGGCAGTGGAGAGCTGAAGTTTCTCTGCGAGCATGGTCTGGAAGGCCAGGTAGACTTCTATCTCATCCACAAAATGGAGAGTTCTGACTTTATCCCGGGCAATATCCTCCAGAATTTCGAGGCGGAACATTTCCCTGCCCAGGGAGAGCAGAGCGCCGGTATCATTATCGAAAAGGCCTTCTGATGCCTGATGGACCAGGAGGGTTTTCCGGAGATTGTTCCATGTGAGCGCGACACGGTCCTCACAGCTTTCAGTGGCATCAGCAGCAACAGCGAAAGACTGCTGTCGAAGCTCTGCAGAGGTACTGAGTTTTTCCAGCCATGCAGCGACCTGTTCACGGAATCCGGAGGTATTGCGTGCAGAGACGGTATCGGAAAGGCGGTCAAGGAACGCGGAAAAGGTGTTGGCGTGCTCTTCATGTTCAAAAGCATGCCATATCTGTGATACATCAGATTGTTTGTTTTCCGGGAACCATGCTGTCACGGCATCAGCCAGGGGGCGATGGAGTGTATTCTGTTGTCCGTCACTCATGGAGAAGTAAATCCGTGGGCCGTGGTAGTCCGGTTGGGCGGTTTGTTGCGACAGAGACTCCCTGATCCGTGAGGACAGAGGATTGTCTTCGAGGATGATAGTGCAGGTCGGATCAAGGCTAAGTATATTTTCCGGAATGTGTGTGATGCGATTCTCGCGGCACCGGAAAAATATCTCGGTTTCCTCTGAGTGATGATTTCTTACAGGTACGGCTGGTAGGCTTTCCAGAAGATTAGTACTTACATCGAGCGCTTCCAGTGATTCAGGTAACTCAGGGAGAAATGTCAGCTGGTTATTTCTTACTGAGAGCACTTCCAGCGATGTAGGTAATTCAGGAAGCATGGTTAGCTGATTGTTATCTGCATTAATATATTCCAGCAATGCAGGCAATTCAGGAAGCATGGTTAGTTGGTTGTTATCTACATCAAGATGTTTCAGAGATGCGGGTAATTCAGGAAGTGTTGACAGGCGATTGTCACAGGCGTCAAGGTATTCCAGCGATGCTGGCAATTCTGGTAATGATATTAGGGCATTCTGAGTAATTTCCAGAACAGTGATTTGAGGTGGTAAGTTGTCAGGTAGCGAGGACAGATTTAAACGATTCAGTTGAAGCTCACTGAACTGATTGATGAGACATTCTTTAAGTAGGGAGACCGCTTCATTCCGATTTTCACCGGGGAGCGCTTGTTTTTCCCATTTATCCCATGCTGAAAAGTAATCAGCATATGTACCGGAAATAGTGTTATAAAAAGAATTTTGGGACAATGAAAAGTTATTATTTATCGGTAACATGATGGACATTCAGTTAAAGCCGATGGACAAATGGCTTTGTTAAAAGAAATAAGTAGGAGTTTTTATGAAGTTCATTCCATGAAATGAACTTCAGCACTTTTTTATTATAAAAGGACAAACAAAATTGGCTGTAAAAAAACGATACTGTTTCAGTTAACTGTGAATAGCTTGCTTGCACCGTATTGTTCTTGTTTTTCGGTTAGTTAAACATCGTACTTCATATTTGAACGTTCTGCCGGAATGCATTATCAATAGAGGTAAAGTCGCAACCCCAAATCGTAAAGGAAACCGTAGCACGTCGTATGCAAGAACGTGCCACGGCTGGCTGATGGATGTTCGATAGCGCGAGTTTGAATGAAAATCAGCCGGAGATGATTTTACATAATTGCTACGGAATTATTCAATACAGGAATTGCTTGCGTCTGCATGGATTGACCTGAAATATTCCCGAAAATTTCTCTAAAAAACTCGAAAAAAATGGTAACTGGTTGAATGGGTAATGCTGCCAACTTACTGATTTAGTGTATGATGGTGATTTTAAGGTGCTTGCGTGGCTTCCATTTCCATCAGATGTCCTTCCTGCTCCGCTACTGAAGGCGTGGTGCGTAACGGCAAAAGCACTGCCGGACATCAGCGCTATCTCTGCTCTCATTGCCGTAAAACATGGCAACTACAGTTCACTTACACCGCCTCTCAGCCCGGTACGCACCAGAAAATCATTGATATGGCCATGAATGGCGTCGGATGTCGTGCCAGTGCACGCATTATGGGCGTTGGCCTCAACACGGTTTTACGTCACTTAAAAAACTCAGGCCGCAGTCGGTAACCTCGCGCATACAACCGGGCAGTGATGTGATTGTCTGCGCTGAAATGGACGAACATTGGGGCTACGTCGGTGCTAAATCACGTCAGCGCTGGCTGTTTTACGCGTATGACAGGATACGGAGGACGGTTGTGGCGCACGTCTTCGGTGAACGCACTCTGGCCACACTGGAGCGTCTTCTGAGCCTGCTGTCGGCCTTTGAGGTCGTGGTATGGATGACGGATGGCTGGCCGCTGTATGAATCACGCCTGAAGGGAAAGCTGCACGTTATCAGCAAGCGTTACACTCAGCGCATTGAGCGACATAATCTGAATCTGAGACAACATCTGGCAAGGCTGGGACGGAAGTCACTGTCGTTCTCAAAATCGGTGGAGCTGCATGACAAGGTCATCGGGCATTATCTGAACATAAAACACTATCAGTAAGTTGGAGTCATTACCGGTTGAATGTATTAATATGCAATGGTACGTGTCAGGGATTAAAAGATGAACGTAAATTTATTCAACGCATTAATTTTAAAGGGTTTTATTGTTTGTTGACGAAAACAGGAATCATGTTCGGTCTCTTTTTATCTGTTAAAAGCCAGAAGCATTTCCTTCGCTGACTTTATAGTCAACCATAACACACACTCTACTGTCTGAGTCCAGCGTTTTTTAACATTCTTGTTAAGATTATGTGATCTTTAGCGCGGGAGGAAAATATTGATGAAACAGCCTGCGCCCGTTTATCAGAGAATTGCGGGTCATCAATGGCGACATATCTGGCTTTCTGGCGATATACACGGTTGTCTTGAGCAGTTGCGCCGCAAATTATGGCATTGTCGTTTTGATCCGTGGCGAGATTTACTTATCTCAGTGGGAGACGTTATCGATCGTGGGCCGCAAAGTTTACGTTGTCTGCAGTTACTGGAACAACATTGGGTTCGTGCGGTAAGAGGCAATCATGAACAGATGGCGATGGATGCGCTGGCATTCCAGCAGATGTCTTTGTGGTTGATGAATGGCGGCGACTGGTTTATTGCGCTGGCAGATAATCAACAGAAACAAGCGAAAACGGCGCTGGAAAAATGTCAGCATTTGCCCTTTATTCTTGAAGTACACAGTCGCACCGGCAAGCATGTTATTGCTCATGCCGATTATCCAGATGATGTTTGAGGTAGCCTGAGTTTAACGGACACTCCTTCCTGAAATAGAATGGCATCAGAAGGAGCTAATAATGAGCAGAAAAACCCAACGTTACTCTAAAGAGTTCAAAGCCGAAGCTGTCAGAACGGTTCTTGAAAATCAACTTTCGATCAGTGAAGGCGCTTCCCGATTATCTCTTCCTGAAGGCACTTTAGGACAATGGGTTACCGCCGCCAGAAAAGGGCTCGGTACTCCTGGTTCCCGCACGGTGGCTGAACTGGAATCTGAAATTCTGCAACTGCGTAAGGCGTTAAATGAAGCTCGCCTTGAGCGAGATATATTAAAAAAAGCAACAGCGTATTTTGCACAGGAGTCGCTGAAAAATACGCGTTAATCGAACAATGGCGACAACAATTTCCCATTGAAGCGATGTGTCAGGTATTTGGTGTATCCAGGAGCGGTTATTACAACTGGGTACAGCATGAACCCTCAGACAGAAAACAAAGTGATGAGCGGCTAAAACTGGAGATTAAGGTGGCACATATCCGCACTCGCGAAACATATGGAACCCGGCGGCTCCAGACGGAGCTGGCAGAGAATGGCATCATCGTTG